TCACCATCGGCGAACCGTCAAGCTTCACCTGTATGATGTCATACACCGGTGCGGGAAGTACGGCCTCGGAAATCGTCGCACATGAGCAGCCTTGAAGACATACGCCACACGTGAGATTGAGCCACTCTCCGTTTATCCACACAGGTAACGGATACGTCTGCCCTGGCCACGTCGCAGGCCACTGACCACCCGGCCAGGGCACCTCTGAGCACTCACGCCGACACGGCCGTAGGGTAACCGTGCAGAGCCCAAAACGTTGACCAGAGAGCGACCAAAGTACCTCTGTGGCTGCCTGGAGCGCGTAGCCGGTAGTCGCCGGTGTGGCGGTACTCAAGTCGCAAGACTGCGGCCAGATAGCGTCCCAGGGGGTACACGGTCCAGTTTGAAGAACCAACTCACCCCTCCTAGGACTACGCGAGCGTTACCGCTCCCGCGGTAATCGCAGGAGGTGTGGTCGTTGTGACGTTGAAGAGGGCATGCTTACCCTGCGGCACGGTAACTCCAGCGGGTAGCCACGACGTCGCACCCGGCCCATCGCCCCACAAGAGACCGGCGCCATCTGACTCACCGGCAATGACGAAGTCAAACACACCGTTCTCGAACGTGAAGTCATTAAGCTTCGTGTTCGTCACGTTCGGCCACGCCCAGTAGACGTACTGCGGCAACCCACTTGCGTCACACGCGCCGAGACCAGAGACCGGCTGCCACAACTCCAGTGAGAATCGCGCGGTGAGTGGATCGGTACCGAACATCATGCCCGTGCCGGTAACCGTGCCGGAGCCCGTAAAGATCTCAGTCTCACCGGTCATGATGCTCACCGCGTCAGGACTCAAGATGCAGAAGTGTGCCTCGATGCCCATCCGCTTTAGGAACGCCGCGTCTTTCTGGTTCACACACGCGCTACCGTCGGCAAGCTTGGTGAGGAACTCCTCGCCCTCTTCATAGTCAGGCGAGACCTGAACCTGCGTGAAACCCTTCATTACGAGCATCGCGCTGGACGATCCGGTGACCGGGTTGCCACACGTGTCGAGCTTCACAAGACGAATTACCCTCGCCTTGATCGGCGCTACCTGGCGATCAGCCATCTCTCAACCCTCACCTAGATACTGACCAGAACCGCGAAGTGACAGCAGTCCCAACCCATGACGTAAGTTCGCTCAGCGATCGCCTTCAATGTGTTCACGTTCCGATCCAGCGACTCTTCACGCTGGAACGTTCGGATCGCACCTCGATAAATGAACATCTGTCCCGTGAAGTAGAGCCACGCGGTGTTCGCTGGTGCGGCGGTTCCGTCCGGACCCGTGTTCTGGTAACCAGCGCCCGCTACGATCGTGCTGCCATTAATTGTGCGAAGCTGTGAACCATCACGGTAAAGCATACCTTGGTTCACGAGTGACGGTATCGCGATGAGCGGCGCGTGAATGAGACCCATACCCGCGGTGTAGCACTGGTAGCCCGCCTGCTCGAGCAGACCAAGCGCACGCGCCGGAGCGGCTGGGTTCGAACCAGAGACCTGCACCGCCGCGGTCTGTAGCGTCACCGCAAACGCGTTGCGAGTGTCGACGACCGCCGTGTTCGCCGCGAGGTGTGGGTAAACGATGTCAAGATTCGCAGCCCTACCGTCCCAGAGCGCCTTCTCGGCGATGAACTGCTCATTCTCCATAAGCATACGAGTGACACGTGCGATCTGCGTGTCCCAGACATCTGCCTGCGGTGAACAGTCGATCTCGGCGTATACGGTAAACGGCTGCGCACCACGCATCGTTCGGTCACCGGTTTCGACCTTGCTCGCTGGCGCGGAACCGGTGACGCAGAAGTCAATTGTCGTGCCGCCACCACCGCAGAGTGGCTGATACTCAACACCAGCGAGCCAGTGACTTCCAGGTGGCGTCGTAGGAGGTATGACGTCAAAAAGCCCGTACGGCTTCGTCTGTCGGTCGATCGGGTCATCCATATACTGACGAGGAAGATTTGAGAGAACCATCTCGCAACCTCCTCGTCAGTCGTGAATGTCGTATGAAGACACGTCTTAGACGCCGCAGGCCGTGAGGTCAGCCGCACCGGTCGTGCCATCCGGGCAGATGTTGACGAGGATGTTGCGCGACTCGTGACCAACCTGCGCGATGAGCCAGCACTCCTCCATCCACTCAGCGGTGTGATCGTTTGTCGCGTTCATCACCGAGTCACGGATCAGACCAAGATCAAGCCGCAGACCCTGCCCGAGCACGAACGTACCCGGCGCGTACATGAGCGCTCGCACCTGCGTCGGCCACGCGGTGATCGCGGTGCTGTTACCCGGGAAGCCGGCGGCGCGAACCTGCCAGTCGTTAACCCACTGAACACGAAGACCCTCGGCGTCGAACATCGACATCAGACGCGCGTCGGCAACCTCGAGCATCTCCATGCCGCCACCCATGCGCTTCCGCAGATCGGAACGCATCGCACCGCGAATCCAGCGTGGGAGCAGCACCTCGAGAATCGCGCCGTCACACATCGCAAACTTATCACGGTAATCGATCGCCTGCAGCGACAGCGACCCGAGAACCGGCGCGACCACACCGGCACCGGTGGCGTTACCGTCACCCGTGACGGCCGTCGATGCCGCGACCAGCTGCGCGATGCGCTTACCGTTAATCTTGTGAGCGTTCGCAGCGAACAGCAAGCGAGTGTGGTTTGCGATCAGCTCTGGGTAGGCATCCTCGGTGAGGTTACCAACCGTGAGACAGAGACCGTCGCAGGCGAGTCGCGCCTCGTTGAACGACGGACACGGAACACGCGCGCAGGTCTTCGTACCGGACTGTGCGGTACCCGTCGCGGCCGCGATGTCCTGTGTCTCATTCCACGACCACATCGCAGCGTTTCCCACGAGATCACCGAACGAGGCGGACGTCGGCCATCGCATGCCACCACGGTTGATGCCGACGGTCGGCAGATCCAGCGTACCATCCACGCAGACGATGTTGAAGAAGTCATACGAGATCTCACTCGGCGAGCACCAGCCACCGGCCGCTACGAGAGCGTCGACGTCGGTGGCGGCCTGAAGTACGGCGTCGACCTCACTCGGATCGGCCATCATATCCAGCGTGTAACGGTATTCCCGCTGGAGAGACGCGATCGGGTAGCGTGAGGTGTCGTCGCCGCGAGCCTGGATCGGGAGCGCACGTGCACGTGACTGCATTGCAGCGACGAGCGCGTTCATGTCATTCAGTCGCGAGCCGACCGCGAAGTTTGGAATGTCGGCGGATGCGACGAGCACCGACTCGGAGCGACGCTCAGGAACCTTCTGCGAACCCTGCTTCTGCGTGATCTCTGCCAGCGAGAGTGGCTTGTTGAGACCGCGAGTACCGCTCTCACGAGGTTTCGTAGTGGCGCCACCCGCGGTTACCGCGACAGGTGCACCAGCGGAATCACTCGGTGCAGCAGGCTCGGTAGAACCACCGTCACTGCCGCCATCTTCAGTTCCATCACCGTTCTGCCGACCCGCGTTCACGCCCTCGATGAGTGACTTCTGCTCGGCGGCGCGAGCCTCGGCTTCCTGCGTACGCGTGGTGCGCGTCTCACGTAGAGATTGGATGCCCGTGGCGAGCGTGCGAAGGTTTTCGAGACCTTCCGCATCGACATCACCTTGAGAAAGCGAGTCGAACTCAGCGACTGCCTTCTGCTCGAGATCATCGATCTCTTCATTCGACAGGGAGGTGATGTCCTCAGGGAAGACGACTCCCTCATCCTTCTTCGCCATGAATGTACCTCACTGCCTGGTGTGATGCGGTCCAGTGACGCCTTGTTGGCCATAATATTGGATCACTACCGCGGATAGCAAACCGTGTGAAACTACGCCGCGAAGCGTTGCGCCGTACTATTTGAGTCGGCGTTACCGGATGCACGCGCTGCAGAGGCAATCATCGCTTCCTGCTCGCGCTGTTGCGCTTCCTGTTGGTCGAGAAGCGCCTGCGCCATGTTTGTCGTCATCGTCTCAGAGCGCGTCTTACCACAACCACATGCCATTGTTTTCCCTATCCTAGAACTTGCTGTCGAAGCAACGACAGTGGGTCACGACCAATCGACACCGCTAGAGCCTCAACGTCGGAGTTGCAGTACGTTGTGCTCGGCGACATAGACTTCTTCTTTCGCTTTCGTCCGATCATCGCGGCGAGTGAGTCAACCTCCGCGCTCATCACGGCTTTCTCATCGACGATACCTGCTGCCACGAGACTGAGCTGTCGCGTGTTGGCAACGAACGCCGCAGTGCGTGGGATGGGGAACCCGGGTACGTTGACGGCAAGGAGAGCAACCATACGGAGAGAGCCACCAATCCGGCGCCAGTCACCAGACAGGGCAGAAGCGCGGAGGGCATGAAGATGTTCGCCGCTGGTGCCAGGACGTACAGCGCCAGCAACCCAGATTCCATGGTCATCCATCCCAGCCGCAACGTCTGCGACCGCCGTCCCCGTGTTGCCGTAGTGATCAATCGCCGCATTGAGAGTCACCCCACTCGTCGGAGCGTGAGACGTACCGAGTGTGATCTGTCCAGCGGCGACGCGACTTCCGTCATCGCAGACGACCTCACCCGTCGTAAAGTATGAGTAGTCTGCCTCGTACGGCGGTGCGGTGCACGATCCAGCGAACGAGGTATGACACGAGTTCCACAACGCCGCATGACCAAAGACGCGACCGTCATCTGTTACGGTGAGCGGTGACGGACCGGTGAGGCCTGGGTTGTCAAACCATTCCTTCTTCGGATGTTGAACGTCGCCACACGCGACGATCGGATCATCACTTACATACGCGTCAGGCTCAATACCTGCCGCTCGTAGGTGAGCCGCGAGATGCTCGTACGTCTCACGCCGTGCGCGACCATCGAGACCAAATGACCGTCCCGAATTGAGTTGCGCGATCGCGCGTTGACACGCGGTGACGTTTGGGTCACCTACCGCACCGTCGGCGAACACCGAGTGATGAAGAAGTCGGCAGGCAGTGCGTGACACAGTCTCAGCATCAATGTCAGCGTGCACGTGCGCGAACGCACCGAGTGCGGTTTCAAGTGGCATCTCGGTGCCGAGAGCGATCTCGTGCTGAACGACCGACCACGGTTCCTCGATCGCCGCGACGTAGTGAGCACCGTCAGCGGTAACAGCGGTTTCAGGAGCGTTAGTGAGAACAAGCTTCGCTTCAACGAACGCAGGGAACGGAAGCAGTGTTGCGCCGCGGATACGTCCAGCGTGGTACACTGTCAGCTCAGGCTTCACGAGTGTCTGGTCGCCGTCGAACTTCGCTGGATAGATGAGCTCAACATTCGCGTCGGTTACCTGGTCAGGATCAACGCTGATGCCAGAGAGCATGCCTTCCTTGGTGAGTCGATGTGCCTCACGGCCGTACTCACCGCCAAGGTCGAACCGGCCACGCCCACGAATGATTCGCTGGTCAACATGGTCACGCCAGATCTCACTTACGTTGCCTGCTACGACGGCACCCTTGTGTGCACCCTCGGACTGCGGCGTCCACATAAGCGGAACCGTCACCGATGCCGGATCAGGCCACGTCAACGAACCTGCCGAGAACTTCCGCTGGTCACCCGTCTCTACGTCCTCGACGGCGAGGATACCCTCCCACCAGCCGTCGCTATCGATCTGCGTTGCATC